GATGTCCATACTGCCGCTTCACAAGTCGCCCTGAGCTTGCAAGGCCACCCGGCCTTTAGAGTTTCAGGCACTGCGGAGAAACAATGGGTTACTTCCGCACGTGTTAACAACACGGGCGGAGATCTTTCTACTGGGTTTACGTTCAACGAGGTAAACAGGGTTGAGCACGTCCTCAAATATCGTCTTGTCTTCGGATATGATGCTATTCATCCCAAAGCTAGTAATATGGCTGCGGGTGCGTACCTGTTTGAAACGGACCTTCGAGAGATCGTACTAGGAGCTTACGATCTATTTCCGTGGACCTGGGTATTGGATTATTTCACTACTACAGGCGAATGGCTCGATGGGTGTTTTAATACGAGGCTGAATCCAATTTACACAACTTTCTCCCAGTTTTATTCTAGGGATCATTATGTCGATTGTTCGCCGGCTTCGCATTACACCCGTGAGATTTCCTCTTCTGGGTTTCATTACCGTTATATCAACTATAAGAGAGCGGCGTCAGCCAACCTCGGACAGCGTGATTTGCGGTGGAAAACCTACGATGAAATTTCTAAATATGCCGTCCATAAATTGCTCAATCTCGGGTCCGTATTGGCGACAAGGGTTGCTCGTAGAACTGAACGTGAATCTATCCGAAAGGAATTGGGCACGTACAGTCCTTATACAGCTTCTGGTCGCTTAGCGGTTTACTAAGTCATGACTTGTCAGATGGTTCCAAGCCATTATTAGAGCAAGTTGTGTATCATTTTACTCTGGAGACTTCCTATGTCTATAAGTCCTTCTACCCCGATCACGGGGGGCACACAGACTGGTTTTACCAGTCCAACCTACACTATCACAGCTGACATTGCCCCGTCGATTGCCGGTAAACAATGGGCAGTAACTGCGGTAGGCGGAACTCAGGCTAATGTGGATGTGCATACGGTATCCAAACCGTTCACAATCGCATTCTTTAAGCCCATAGCTCCTAAGGCCCTTCCGGCCCCGAACCCGGTTACCGGAGTGATCAAGTCTATTCCTCGTAATAAGTACCGTCGGGTTGTGCGTAAGGGCGTAAATTGCGCCGCAAACACACCCGATATTGCTTACGACCGTCGCGAATGGGACATCCCTGCAGGTGCGGATTCTTATGAACCCGAAGACCTGAAGGCGATGATCTCAGTCGCAAACGGCTTCGATTGGCAACTTTCGTCGGGAGTCGGTGATACTATTCTTTCGGGAATTATGTGAAGACAGAGTTCGGGCAAGTCCTTGCCCAGCTTCTTTGCATATTTCTTCGAGCGATAGAATCGCTTCTTGGTTCCTCCTTAATGCTTATGTTGAAGGTATTCAAATGGCTATTAGAACATCTAATAACGGTGAGTTTTGCGATAGTTCTTTCTTTACTCTTGTTGCAAACGACCTTGATAATTTATTTCTTAGGACTACCGACTATAAAAAGCGGTTTGCTATCCATCGTCAACTGACGCGGTTACGCAAGAAATACTGTCCTAAGGGTTCCAAAAATCCTAAAGCTGATAGGGCTGCTATCGACAACTTTCTAAATATCCAGAAAGAAGTCAGCCGCCCGAGGTGCTCATTTGACCCGGAAACACTGGGCGAAATGAAATCCTTTATATTCCATGTTCTCGAACATGGTTGCTATCAGCTCTCCAAAACTCCTGTTGCGGGTACTACCTTCGACCCGGAGTTGATTTTGGAACGGTGGGGAACAGGCCCGGGTTCGTCAAACGGTGCTGAATTCCAACACTTCGTCGAAAAACTCGGCGATAATAAATTATCGTATTGCAACTATGCCGACTACCTGCTGCCTTATCTGGCAGATGTGTCTCCTAATGTGTTTTCGCGATTCGTTTGCGGCGCACATGAAAAGCTCTTACAGGTTAGCGGGAGTAGAGGCGCGTGCGTCCCTAAAACGCCTGATATCTCTAGATTTATTGCTTCAGAACCGGTTTTGAATATGGCTCTACAACTCGGG